AATCATCCTCGATTTCAATCATCCTCGATTTCAATCATCCTCGATTTCAATCATCCTCGATTTCAATCATCCTCGATTTCAATTTCTTCCTCATCTTCATCTTCAACAACTTCTTCATCTTCTTCAACAACTTCCTCATCCTTCTCATTAGGAATATCGTCGTCTAATTCTGCCACCTTGACATTTTCCAAATTATCCTTATCAAGATTATTAGGAATCTTGTATTTAAATTTATACTTTTTACATACGTCAATATCCTCGTCGGTAAGAGTCGATACACTGCCATCATGTTGTTGTTTGCCGTAAACAGTCTCACTTTCCTTATCTAAAACGAGATGAGACTCGAGATGTTCAAAATTACCAAATTTATTACGTCTGATAGCAATAGCAGGGATAGAATTTGTAATCTTTTGAAGAAGGGATGGTTGCTTCTTCTCTTCTTTTTTAGGAACAGCCTTCTTTTCCTCTTTAACAGACCCTTTATTAAGAAGAGAAAGTGTGCTCTTACTATCGGAACTCTCTGTTTTTTGTTTACCAGTTAAGCGCGAGATTAATACTTCTTTGGTACCTGTAGTCTTTTCACCTTTGGCTTTACATAAAGCGACTAATTCGGGTTTAGTCGCTTTCAAAAGTCTTTCCAGGCTAAAATCAGTCATGTCAACAGTATCTAATCTAGGTTTTGGTAAATTACTACTACTCGTATTTCCATTTGTCCATAACGATACAACTTCGTGTTTATCTAAACTATACTTTGTAGAGATAACATCAATAAAATTTAAAACAGTAGTATTAATACTATTAGTTAATCTTTCGCTGAATGACATTTTTCTGATTAAATCAATTCTTTTTTTAAATATCATTTTTAATTTTACAATGTTCACACCCAATACAACTATATTTAATCTGTAAATAGATTCCTTCAGGTAAAGTTGTTATTATTCTAATTTTTTCAGATTGACAATCTGATAGATTATTATCCGTAGAGTCTAAATTAATAATATCATATGTTAGATATTTACAATTAAACGTTAGCGCATATCCTAATATATTGAGCTCTTTTATCTTTTCTATGAGCGTTTGAGTCTTTATAGTCTCTCTGAAAATACCATACAGTTCGGTTTGCTTTCTTCCAAAATAGCTAGAATTTTTATAATCTGTATCGGATACTTGACACTTTAAATTCATTTATTATTTAAGAATAGTCTATAAATCTAGTAAATGTCGACTGAAAATGATTTATACGACGTTTTAGGAATCGACAGAGACGCGACGGGAGAAGATATTAAAAAAGCTTATAGAAAAAAAGCTCTCTCAACGCATCCAGATAAAGGGGGTGACGTGGAACTATTTAAAAAAATTAACAGAGCATATGAAGTTTTAGGTAATCCTCAAAAACGATCAATGTATGATAATTATGGTACTACGGAAAATATAAACTTTTCAACTGAAAACATTCTTTCATCTGTGATTGGTGGTTTATTTAATAAAGTGTTTAATAGAAAGGCTGAACCTATAGTACAAACAAAGGCTATTTCTCTTGAAGAGCTATGTAAGAGAAAGGTGGTGATTGTAAGTGTAAAACGTCAACGAGTGTGCGAATGTGATAATAAAGGAGCCACATGTAGAGAATGTAACGGTCAAAAGTTTAAAATGGAAATGAAACAAATTTTTCCTGGGATGGTAGGACAGGTTTTATCTCCATGTACTACTTGCGACGGGAAAGGAAAAATATTCAAGTCTTGTAATAAATGTACTTCAGGTGTTGTAAAAGAAGAAAAAGAATTTGAACTTTATCTAACACCGGAAATGTCAGATGGTTATAAATATATTTTATCTGGAGAAGGGAATAAACATAGAGAAGGAGAAGCGGGTGATGTAGAAATTATTATTCAATACAAGAAGCATAAATGGTTTCAAGTAAAAGATAAGGATTTAACTTTTATTAAAACTCTTTCGTTAAAAGAAGCACTAACAGGATGCAGCTTTGACATAATACATCCATCTGGCGAGATTATTAAGATTACGAATACAGAAGTTGTAGATCCAAACACTGTTCAGGAACTCCCAAAAGGATTGACAGACGAAGGGCTGTTAAAAATTCAATACAAAATTAAATTTCCAGTTTCTTTGACAGAAGTTCAGAAAGAAGTCATTAATATTAATTTTTAATGATTACGAATTAAATTTAAAAGTTAATAACATACTATAAAATGTCAAGTACAACATCAAGTTATACATTCCCTTCTACAGGTCCTACAACCACAAATTCACATGTGAATGTATCTAATTTTTCTCCCTCTGGTAATTATGCAGCTCCTACGGAAACTTTAACAACGACAGTATCACTAACTGGGGATTTTCAAACATCATTTTCACCTACAGGTCCTACAACCACAAATTCACATGTGAATGTATCTAATTTTTCTCCCTCTGGTAATTATGCAGCTCCTACGGGCGATCCTACTGAAACTTTAACAACGACAGTATCACTAACTGGGGATTTTCAAACATCATTTTCACCTACAGGGCCGACTTGCGTTGGTTATAGCGGAGCGTGTTTTTTAGGTTCTACATGCTGTTAAATTTATTAAACTAATATAGTTTAATAAAAATCATTTAATTAATATTATTATCATTAGAAGTCCATAACCATTGCGTAATATCAGGTGTTTTATCGTAATTGAATTCCTCCCAATGAGTTAAATCTATATCGCCTCCGCAAACATTAGCAAAAATAACATTTGTATTATTCTGCAGATGATTACTTTTAAAGAATAGAAATATTTTAGAATCGGTTTCATTAACAAAAGGTGAGAGATGAAAAACCTGAACCTTTTTATTTTCAATAGTAAATCGATCTATGCCTGTGATATAAACATAAATAGTTCTACATCTATCATATAACGAATTACATCGAATTTGATTGAATATCTTCTTAAACCCTGTTTCCTCCGAACATCTAATACATATATCAATCGGTTTTTCTTCTTTCCAGGATATAACATTTTTAACAATATTAAAAAGATTGAAATTGTCGAGTAGTTTTCGCTTTTGAACTCTAATCCTGTCTATTCGTTTTTCCCATTCATTATTCTCAATAGCTTCATTAATAATCTGAAGGTTCCTTTGATTATTGCTAGAATGTAGCCTGATAATACAAGCGCTATCAATATAGTCTTCAATGTTTGGACAACCCCAATAGAATACCACGCATTCTGAAAGAATACCATCCCATAGCTTTTCGGTAGCATAATTGTTTTCGCTGTTATTTTCGCATTGAATATAGTATTTATAAGGGTAAAGTCCGTTATCTTTTTCGCTAGAACTTAAACATCCCTTGTATTGATTAAATCTAAAGTTATTCGCATACCCGTAAATATCTATAGGGAAATTCTCACTCTCTAGATAATGAATGAGCTTTATTCTTACCACATGTCCTGGATCAAAAAATTTACAACTTGTAATTGTACTAATAGTTTTAGTTTTCTGAATAGATTCAGTTCTTAACTGTGTAATAGTTTTAGGAAGTTGCCAATCAAAAAGATTAAGGGCAAGGTTGTGATCTCGAACTTGAAGTAAATCATCTCTCTTTTTCCAAGTTTTCACTCCCCAATTCTGATAATAACTATAACACCAAGGTTCAATATAAAAAAGAATGGTCTTTTCAGGGTTTTTGAAATTGTCTACATGATTAATTACAACATAATAATCTGGGTTCTCCTCCTTTTCATCTACAAAACGAATATCCCCCGTTTGACAAAATTCAGGGTTTTCGCTCATCTTAGCAGCCCATTCGATAACATCTTTTGTTAATATAAAATCAGATTGTAAACAAATCTTCTTCATACTTTACAATTAATTACATCTTTTTAAACGAAAAACAGGCACTAATCTGGTTCATTGGATTAGATGTAGTAGGAGAAAATTTTTCCTCGAATACAGTTCTAAACGGCTCTCCGTTTGCATGAAAGATGGCTACTCTAAAAGCATCACTAGGTTTAAAGCTGATTACGTGTGTCATTGAATCACTATCAATCTTAATAAAAGGGGAGGTTACAGGTAGGGGTGTGTCATCCACAACTGCTCTAAACAACATTCTATATGAATTGGGATTATTAGAATAGATTACATTTCTATTTGTAGTGCTACTGGCTGAAATTTGCTGCAGTTCTACATATAAATACGGATAGAAAATGGCTCTACCACCTCTACTAGAGGCCAGAAGAGTATTTGGTAAAATTAGATTGATCAGCTCTATTTCATACATTGCTTCATTCATATTTACAAGAGTTCCAGAATAAAAGAATGGATTATAATTATCTCTTGAAAATCCTTCTATTTCGTAAAGTTGTTCAGGATTAGGCGCAACACTAAAGGCAGATGAAAGGACACAAGTTCTAATTAACCAGTTATCACCGATAGCCGCACCTAAAGGTAAATCTGTAGTCGCTTCTTTTGTGATATTGTTATATGCGATAATTGTGACAGTTGGATAACGATAATTTGGCGGAACACCGGGTGCGGCACTAATGTTTGAAATTAATGTACCAACGTATTCTGTTCCGGATGAAGCAGTTGCTCCTAAACTAATAACATTACCTGCTATATTCTGTATAACACCAGTACCGTACACATATCTCTGTATTCTCCTTTCTTCTGTTTGACAGTTTAATGTCGAGTAATTAGGTGGTAGAGTTGTATTGTAAGGACCTACCGTAGTAATATCATATGGCGAAACAACGCCCGGAATAGGATTAATTCTAATGAAATCACCCGTATATTGATCTGTAGGTACAGGACTTGCCGTAGGAATGAGTTGAACTGCTTTTGTGGTAGCATATATGATTCCGGGATATACACCATACAAACCTTCAATAGGAAGAGCCTTTCTAATAACAAAATTATATACATTTCCTGGAGCTATCCAATCTGTAGGTGTTGGCGATGATAATGTAGCTAAACGATTGACAATATCAAATGCCGTGATTAATCGATAATCGCCTGTATCTGTATTCATAACGTAATAGTTAATATAAAAATTATCGCCACCAGTGCCATATTGTTGTGTGCGTTCTGTAGTAGAAAGGCACTGATTTGAATTTGGAATAAAAAATTTAGTAATCGTATTAGCAGTATTTGTAGGTAAAGGAGTAGGGTCCTGTATATAAAATCCACCTAAACCTACAATAGAATCTGGCAGAGGGGCATCAAGTGTTACCAATGCATTTGTTGTATTAAGCGGTTGATAATCAATTATTCTTCTTGTTGTAACTGTAGTAGCCGGTGGATAAGCACCACCAGTATCTCGTGCTAAAACTGCACCGACGTAAAAATTACGAGTTTGTTTTAAATTAAGACCCTGTATTTGAAAAACGGTATTTCCCATCGAAGAAGGAACGACAGATGTAACTGTTAAACCTGAAATATAATGCTGGCCTACTAAACCATCTATAAAATTATTATTCCAGATAAGGATGGGAGATGCGTCAGATACTGGATCGAGTGCTGTAATCTCGTCTTGACGACCTGATTGAGACATCTCGATTATAAAATCTGATTGTAAGGGGTATAGCTTTCTATTTCTATACGTCGAATCAAATTCAAGATAGCGAGTTTGAGACATTTTATTTCTAAAAATATTTTATCTATATAAATGAGTTATTCCATTTTAATGCCCGCTTGTATTTTCAAAGACGTGGCCATAAGCAATACTAAATATTTCCCTATGAATGCTGATGTATATAAGGATAGTAAACCTTCAAAGTCCAAATCTTTGGTCAATAACACGGATTTAGTAGGCGCAGATTCAGTTACGAAATCAAAAGAGACGGAAAATTCCAATCTTACAGATCCTTCTTCTGATAAATAATTGGAATTATGTAAATACAAGCATATTTTCGGCAACCCGAGGGAAGTAGCTCATTCATATCGAATATTTATTATTGCGATGGTTGAACTCTTTACTCATCTAAATTGTTTAAAACAAATTTTATTTATACATTACTAGGATTGTTTATTCTTGTAATTATACTACACAGGCTATTATGTGTAAGAACTGTAATTGATAGGTTGCTATTTTAATATATAATCTCATCTCGATTATATATTTGAAAAGTATTGGTTTCGTATTCTGACTAGTAATTTACCGTATATATTCATTCCCTTTCCATCTAAACCATTCCCCCAAAAATTATCTGAAGATAATTTTATTAGAGGTCTAAGTCCTGTATTAAATAAATTCTTTTGGAGTAATTCTTGATTGTTAATTTTACGTTCAAGAATCCTATATAGAACTTCCACTTTTTCATCCTTTTCTTCAAATGAATCAAATATAGTGTAATTTACTATGTCAAAATGTTTTTTAAAATAAAGTGGCTTAAAGAATGAGTGAACAAATTCCTTTTGTCTTTTACATTGAGGGGAACCTATACGTCTCCATTTTTCACGCATTTGTAACCGATTACTATGACATTTACCGGTTTGTATTAGTGCTTCATAAGGTGAAAGTTCGTAATAATAACATAGTATACACGCAACTAAAACACCTGAACGTCCATGTCCACCTTTACAATGAATATAAAGTTTTTCATTATTATCTAATTTACTAATAATGTTACAAAGGCGTATAACTAATTGGGCAAAGCTCCCCCAATCACATGGGATAGAACGATCTTCGATTGAATATTTAATATAATTGTATCTTGTGTTATATTTTTTGATAAACTTTTCATCTGGAAAAGTGAGGTCTACGAAATAACGAACCCCTTCGGTCTCTAACAGTTCAACCGTTTCTTGAGATGGAAAGCTACCGAACAAGGCTCTTTTCGGGATAAAGTAGCTACAACGGTCCATTCTTAATATATAAAAGGTTTTTATTTAAGCAAAATATAAGAGATACAAGCTGTAATATTTTGCTTAAATAAATGAACACACACATAATAATATTTGTTCTTTTCTCATTGCTATACATATCGCAGCTTATTATATCTCGACAAACTAAAGTAGTAATAGGAATTAATATATGTTTGGTAATTTTATTAGGAATATTATACTTGGGGTTTAAAAAAGAAGACAAACAGTCAATAACTGCTGAAGTTGTATCTAAACAGACAGGGGAAGTTGTTAAATCTACCAATACAGCTGTAAACACACCAGATGTGATAAAAAATACAGAACCTTCATCAACCATAAAATCAACCCCCGTTCATTGTATAGCACATAGAAATTTGTTTTTTGGAGATACAATTTTTGATTTAACTTCGTCAATTATGAATGTTGATGATACATTTTTCTCGGTTAATTTAATCCCTTATATTAAAAACTGCTTTCCGTCTATAGAGAACTGGAGTAACCCCGGAGACGATTATAGTTTTATAATACCTGAGGACGGAGCGTATCGGTTTTCAATGATGTGTAGATATGTAGATGGTAGTTTAAGAGGCGGTGATGGTGGTATCGGAATAAAAGTAACACGTGATGGTAAAATTATTATTCATCCTGCTCATCTTTCTATTTTTTTCAAAATGACAGACGGTGGAAGATGTTCGGCTGTTTCAGCCGTCGATTTAATAATGAAACAAGGTGATAGTGTACAATTTGTAGCTATAACTACGTCTAAAGTTGGAAGTCTTTATTTCGCGAATTTTGAAATAGAAAAAATAGCATAATATAATTGTTTCAACATATTCGATTCTATTTTACAAGTAAAATAGAATTAAACTATTCGAATAACATAGCTATTCTTGAAATAAACAGCTAATATACAAAACATTATAGCTATACAACCAGCTGTATTTTTAGAACATTTAAAACTTAATACCAGTACGTAAAACAAGATTACAGCAGTAATTGTAATACAAAATTGACAACACATATTCAAGCCATGCTTCTCTAATTCAGTTTCAGAGATTAAAAGTAGAGATAAGATTATTACAGGAATATGATAATCTGATACAACTTTATCAATCATTTATCTACAAAGTTATTTCTTTTTACACTCTATGTATTTGTTTCCAAGGTAAATAAATGATTGAAACCATCTCCAAATGGTCTCCTTGTCCTCTTTATCAAGATTACCAGATGTCCATAGTCTTTTAAAGTGATTCACTTTACTTGAACCATCATTATCGAAATTTTCAAACAAGATATTATAATTAAGAAAGAAATCTTCATTACGAGTTTTTACCATTTCTTGTAAAGGACAAAGATTGTTAATAATATAGTTCATAATCTCTGTAATTGGAATACGATCGTTAGCGAAAATTCTAAATACAACAAAGTCTGGTTCTGAAGGGAAAGATTCGATAAGTTCATCTAAAAAGTTGATAAGCTGGGTTTTAAGTTGAGTCAATATTTCAATCTCGGTTGACATTTTATTTGTCAACTCCAGTTCTTTAAATTTAATTCTCTTCATACAACTCACCTATACAGTTGAAATTTTGTTTTTCATACTTGATCATATTTATCTTGACAATAATGTTGTCGTCTTTTTTTATTCTTTTATCCCCTTTACAGAATATTCCACTGTTGAATGCGTATCCCTTCATTTTATTTGAAGGAATTAATACTTTGATTCTGTTCATTACATCTACAAGTATACCATGGGGAAACAATATACAGACAATTCCCTCGTAATTGTCTTCAATTTTAGGTTTGAATACCTGAGCTCTAAATTTAACAGTGAAAAATATGTTTGGTTCTGAATTAGAAATAACATTATCCAATATGTTAATCTTTTTTGTATCTATATCGATAATATAACCATAGTTATGGTCACATTTATTCTTTAACTCTAGTAGTTTTTCTGCAATGTGACCTGTAATATTACTATCAAGTTTGTTAGAGTTGATAGATATTTTTTGTTCGATAGAAATAGAATTCATTTTGGTATTTTAAATTTCTTTGAGTTTAAAAATCAATTCTATAATAAATGAATATCTCGTCTGAACAGGCTAAAAAGATATTAAACGAGAGTGAACTAGGTGATATTAAGATTATAAAACAAGTCATAGACTATACAGCGTTATGGAGAAAAGGAACCGAAGAATCTTTAAAAAGAGAGATGGAACTTCAGATTCTCTTATGGAAGAATAATTTAGCTCCTAAACCCGTGCAACTATTATTATGTAAAGAAGGTGGTATAATTCTTATGGAAGAAGACTTAATTTCAATTAGTAGTTTATTAAAAACGCTATCACATAGACAGGTGAGAGAAGGATTGTCTGATTTTGGAGTACAGATACAAAAGAGATGTCTTGGTATAAAAGAAATAGAAGATGTTATTCACAATCATCGTGGGTTACAAATTGTTAAAGATATCATTAATAGATTGAGCGGTGATTATGTCATTAGAGATATAAACGTGAATAAGAGTGACAATGATAATGTTAAAGAATTTAGACTTGAATGTTTGGTTCAAATTTTTGATTTATTGAAAAAATTAAATGCACTGGAATATGAACACGGAGATGTGAATCTTGACAATTTTGTAATGGATAAAAAAGGTAATATTAGAATGGTTGGTTTTGAAAAGTCTAGATCAAAAAACTTTGATTCTCTGATTGATGATATGAATGGTATTACAGCTCACTTACAGAGACTCATAGACGATGGATTATACAATCTACAATATTTACATAATTACGCAGACAGTTATATCACATCGCTTTATTCATTTAAACGTCCGACCCCGGTAGATATTTCTGAATTTGAGAGTACGCAACCGGAAAATTTTTCACCATTTGAAGAGAATACAGAATCGCAATCGATAATGGAATTTGATATTGAGATATAATTTATATGTTTTTGAACATATAAATTTTTATTATCACTACATAACAATACAATTAGGAAACTTAATCTTTTACTTTGGAGAGGCCTTGACTTTTCTGACAACCTTTTTCACGGTTTTTTCAGGTTGTACTCTAACTGGTTCGGGAGCTGGTGCTTCTGTTTCATCTTCAGAATTGTGTAAGCTTCCGGCATCATCGTCATCTACGACTTTAGATTCTACAGGTTTAGGTTCGGATGTCTTGGATTCATTTGTAATCATTCTTCCGGTATTAGTAGGTCTTGACAACAATGAGCGCATTCCGGTCTCTATCAAACGACATTCAGCTTCATATAACTTGACTTGGAGAGAAATTTTATTTCCTAAAAAGATGGATTCAATCTTAATAGCGGCACGAGCATAATTATACTTACCAAGCAGTGTTAGTGGGTCAATAGGGTCACCGCGACTATCAAAAAACATTGTCATGATCTTGTTATGTTTCTTTGATTGAATCAGTTTAGCATACAAGGTCGGGCCTGTACCTTCGACAATCTTGCCTTTTTCACGCTTCCAATACAATGGGTTAAACTTTTTAAGGTCTGCTTCTGATAAGTCATAAAGTTCAAGCTCTTCTTTATTATCAAGAAGATGCTTCTTGGCGTTCTCGACAATTGCGTTAAACACATCAGTCCATTTCTTTTGAGCCGCACTGGGATTTGTTCTATCCCACAAGCATAGCGAAAGAGTGTATCCATCGACTTTTTGCGTCTGTTGATTAACATTTTCACCAACACCAAATGAGAAAAGTTCTTCCGTAGGTAAAATCAAGTCTCCAATGGATCCATCCTCGTTCAAAGTGCTGATAGAAATACGTTTAAAACTAATTGGAGTATTAGGGATAGATCCAACTTGAGGCTCGGAAAACACCATTCTGTTCACATCATAGTTATTAATATTTACAAGTTGATTATTACGTTCACTTCTCGACATTTGTTATATATATTTTTACTTTTAAATAGTTTTAATAAAAAATCAATTTTAAAACTGGTTATCAGGCTGAATTATTTATTACATAATTTACGTAAACTTAAGCAACAGCTTGTCACTTTTTCATTACCAATTACGAGTTCGCCTTTCTCAACACTGATTATATTATCAATCATCAAGGGAAGAATATCTAAAACTAATTCACTCCCTCCAATTTTTCGAATAAGAACCTCTACACATTTTAATACCAAGTGTTTCTTTTCTGAACCTTTAAGATTTGGAAATGTCTCTACTATTTTCATAGCTGTAATACATACTGTTATTGGTGAAAACTCTCCGGACATAGTTTCTTCTGTCTTTTTTATTAATTTATCGAGATTGGTATCTTCACTCATTTATTAGTTGGATAAAATAAATTCCAAATCGATTTATTCCTGGTCTATTAGTAAGCGGATCGGAAACCGAAGCAATTTTCCCAATTTTAGTAAAAAATAACAATGTTCAACAAGTTGGTACCCTAAAAGTTTTAACAGATGGTTCAATGCATATATATGCAGCTCCTAATGATACAAATTTCAGTGCAGGTTCTGGTGGTTTTTACTCTTCTTACGTTTCATGGATTAGATAAATTTTATTTACCTCTAAATAAAAATGGCATTACGAATGAACATTTCAAATACACCAATATACAATGATTTAGAAAACAAAATCGTCGCATTGGATTTAAGATACGGTCCTACTAAATCTATGATTATTAAAGATGTTAAACTTATGGGTGGTTTAGACACCGAACCCAACTATATACCTACGGCATTAAATTGGTATGAAGTTTATCAAAGCCCTAACTTAACTTGGTATAGCGGAATGAATGCATATCCTACAAGTAATATAATAGCACTTGTGCGATGCGGTGGATTGATTACTTTATGTTTACCTGAATTGTTTATCCTACTCGCTAATCCCGGAAATCCAATTCATTCAGCTACAGGAGTTATTCCTACACGTTTTTTACCAGGTTCTTTGCTAAGCGGCACTGCTACATCTTGTACATTCCCAATACTCACTATTGATAATAATGGTAGTCCAGTTGCAAATAATAACGGTAAAGCAATAGTAAATATAAATGGTAGTATATATATTTATAATGATCTCGCTGGAACAGGTTTTAGTAATGGGAGTGGTTTCCCTTCAACTTATCTTTCTTGGTTAGCATAAATTTTATTTATATAGTATAAATAAAATGAGCAGTAATACAATTGTAAATTCAAATATACCCGAGTATAACGAATTGGAAAACGAGATAAACGATATAGATACTCGATACGGACCTACTAAAACTTTGATTACTAAAAATCTAATATTGGATGGTCTAGCTCCTACATATACTCCTACACCTCTTGATTATTATGAAGTTTATCAAAGCCCTATAAATGTTAATTGGTACTACGGTAATCCTATTTTAGCCACAACTAGAGTTGTTCTAGTTAGATGTGGTGGTTTAGTAGGTTTTTGTCTAGAAGGGATTGATGTTTTTTGTTTTACACCAGGTAACTTGTTTGTTACACAACAAAATGTCATCCCCGAACGTTTTAGACCTGGAATAATAGTTACAGGTCTAAATCAAGATATAACATTTCCAATTATTGTTAAAGATAATAGCAATGATAATCTTGGTAAAATTGGAATTAGTTCGCAAGGACAACTAATTGTCTTAACCAACACAGGAGGATTTAATCTTGGACAAGGCGGTTTTCCTACAACTTATCTTTCTTGGAATAGATAAATTACTTCTTTTTGCTTAAAAAGAAAGCATCGAATGATGATTTAGAGGAATAACGATTCCAAATCTCTTCAGGTACATTCCCTTTTGTAATGTAACTTCTAGTATTCCTCCTTCTTTTAACTATAAAACCACTTTCTGTAATCTGATCAACATCTCGATTATTCATTTCTTTAGCTATAGTTGTTTTGTACTTTTGAATCTTTTTCTCTAGAGCATCAAGTTGTTTCTTGCTTTCGTACCAATCTTGTAGAATATCTAAAATATCCATTTTATTTTAAATGTTATTACTTTTTTAAAAAAGTAATCCATTCATCAACTGTATATCTATTACCCGAACGAATATTGCATGATCTACACAAAACTCTTAGATTCTCAATATGATCATTCCCTCCTTTAGATTTAGGGATATTATGAGATATCTCATAATCATAACAATCTATATCACTATCACATGCCGGACATGCACCATTTATAATATTTGGAAATACTCTTTCCCATACTTTTTTACGTAAATGCGAAAGTTTTATTTTAGTTTCATCTTCCTTTATAATATTTTCATCTTCTTCGCAAATTACACTCCAATTACATCTATAAGGGTACAGCCCTAAATAAAAACCGTCAATGCTCCTCTTCCATTGTTCAATTTTTCTCTTCGTATCTCCTTTCTTTTTTAAAGTATTTACATCTGAATTTGATATCTTTTGATTAAATTTCAAAATCAAAGCTAATAACTCGTCAACACTTTTTTCTTTAAAGTTTTCTATTCCATCAGAAAGTATATTTAGTAAATCATTCTCGGTTATAAAAGGTCTGCGTTTTCTAGAATAGTTTTTTATACTCTCAGGGAATAACTCCTTTAGTTTCAATACAAGTCTTTTAGGTTTATCAAGCAGTAAGTAATTTTCCGGTAATGCTACAGGTTTAGCCTGATTAATCTTAAAATATAGTTCGTGTGTCTCTTCTTCTGTGTTAACATTGATTATCTGTAAATTAATTTGTAAGTTATATTTCTCTTCTTTATTTTCTTGATTCATTCTGTAGAGTGCTTGAAATCTATGTTGTCCGTCGATACAAAGGTATTCATCGGAAATTATAAACTTACAAAGAGTAATACATCCTAAAACATAAGAATTGGTTTTAATATCATTATATATAGTATCTACGCGTTCAGGTTCAAGAAATCGTTGAAAATCTGGATTCTTGATATTTAAACTAAATAACTCGTCGAGTGATACAATTTTAAATTCAATTATAGGCATTTTATAAGTTTAAACTTATAAAATAATTTTATGCTTTTAAGCAGACTGAGAAGGAGAAAAATGAGACTTGAGGTAAGTTTGAAGACTGTAATAGGTCAAAGGCTTGCCGTCCTTACCATCAAAACGGAGAAGCTTCTTAAGATTGGGGTCGCTATCTACACGAATACGACGCTTATCTTCGGGGTCTTGAAGATTGTTTTGTCTAATATAGTCGCAGATAAACTTGGTCACATCAACACGAGATCGAGGTTGAGCGGGATCCCAACCAGTGAACTTGGCAAGATCCTTAGAAATTTGGACAGGCTTCAAAAAGCCAGAATTGGTATTGTTTCTACGAGTGGTAGCACGATGTTTAGAAACACGAAGGGCGTGATTCTTAAGGGTCTTGAGAGTCTTATTCACTGAACGAAGGAACTTGACACCCTTGGTAACTTTGCCTTCGGAAGCAGAACGGAGACGATTAACCTCCTCTTCGATACTGCCAATGAGAGCGGTGAACTCGGCCTCGACAGATTCACGAGTAGGTTGTTGACGTCCCTTAGTCTCAGTAGTGGCGGTTTCAGTGACAGTAGCGGTAGCATCGGGAACTGAAGGAGCTGTGGTAGTAGTAGTAGCGGTAGCGGGACGACGACGGGGCTTCTTTTCAGTAGTAGGTTGTTCAGTCTTAGTTTCGGTCTTAGTCTCAGACTTGACTTCGACGGGTTTAGCTTCAGCTTTATTTGCTTGTTTATTTTGAGTAGTGTTTTTCTTAGGCATTGTTATTATTTAATGTTAATAAGCCTGTTTTTAAATCTATTTTTTAATTTTTATTTAATTCGTTGTAAAAAGAAATACATTTCGGATGGGCTTTAATATCCTTATAATTAATACCCAGAATGCTTAACCCAGAGATAGATTTAACTCTAGATAGAGCGACGTAAGCTTGTCCATATGTAAATGTGTTTCGTAAGTCAATTTCAGCATAATCAAGAGTGGCGCCTTGACTTTTATGAACTGTGATAGCCCAAGCCAGTTTAAGAGGAAGTTGACAAATACTCATTTGGTCTATACCATCTTCTTTAATCAACCAATTATAATGGTCAATAACTCTCTCTGATCCATTCAGAAATTTAACAAGAGGGAAATCTCCTACAAAGTTAATAACTACGCCACGACTACCATTCACAAGTCCATTATCTATATCTAGATTTGATAATAACATCACTTGAGCCCCCTTACATAGTTGTAATACTTCTGGGGCAAGACAATTCTTTCGGTATTTATCAATGTTTTTCTGAGCGATATTTGTATGAAATTCAAAAGTCATTTCGTATTCATAACATTCCGTATCTTCTAGTTTATCCAACTCATAATTATTCATTGAATCCACACTCGAGTTTGTCGTAAAAATTCTTGTAGGTTTAATACCGTTCTCATTGGTTAATTTGGCACCAATTCTAGAGTTTAATATCTTTTCGTCATCTTCTGTTAATTTGCCAAATCGTAAATTATTTAAAAGGGTTTGAAACTGTATATCGTCTTGCCTGACAATCTCTGTTAGAGAGATTGTATGCTCAATACAAGAGCTCCATGATTTAGCCTCAAAACAGAAAGAATCCTCTCCTACCACAGGAAGCTGAAGAAAATCACCGGTTAAAATAAGTTGAATGCCTCCAAAAGGAACTCCGTTCCCCTCAGATAACATTCTCTTTCCACCTCTAATAACTCTAGCAACGTGTTCAAGCTTGTCAAATAAGGTTGGAGATAACATTGAAATCTCATCAATAATTAACACTTCTAGTGTTTTCCATCTATGTAAAGCATTTTTATTTTTAGCTACATGCTTAGTTATTTGGTCAACTGTACCATCTCCAAGTCCGATTCCGAGATAAGAATGAATTGTAGAACCGCCAAGCAGTAATGCCGATACACCAGTAGTACTGGTCATACCAATTCTTTTATGACGACAAGTATTTCTAAAAATGTTGATAATTGTAGACTTTCCAGTTCCTGAAGGTCCTGTTAGAAACACATTCTTACCCTGTAAGATATAATCTAACGCTCTTTTCTGTCCACTAGTTAATCCATATTCAGTCTTGTTATCAACGCTAGACATTTTTCCTTATAATAGAATTTTTCTATTACAAGTTCATTTTAATAATTAGATTACACACTTCGTCCATAATAGCTATAAGCTTGTTCATATGTCCATAACGGTTTGCCATATCTTTCATTAACTTTGTTGTGAAAATCTACATAAAATCTACCTAATTCATGACGGTTACCTACGATTTCATCGAGTCTATGTCTATTACCCTCTATAAAAGCACTCGCATGTGCTCTACAATTATCACAAGGAACTTCGTATGGAATAGCAAGTATACGACATTTCATACGTTCTTTAACAATATCACTAGGTTGGAGTGGATAAAAAGCAGCACTTACATGTAAACTAAACCAGAAAGGTGGTCCCCAGACATTTGGTTTATTCATTTATTCTTCCTCGAAAATAATTATATTATGTGTAAAACTTTTCTTTAAAGCGTCTAAATTAACTCGCTGATTCTTTTTAAATAAAAACTCTTCGAGTTCTCCGAATTTAGGTATGCCACAATAAGTTACTTTAAAATCACTCCTCTTGTAATCCCTAAACAATTGTCTTACTCTATTATGATTAAGTATAGTAGTATCAATACCTGACTCTTTAACTCCTTCTATTGAACCATATTTTTTAATCATTGATTCGGCCTTTTTAGGTCCAATTTTGTGAATGTTTTTATTATAATCTGTACCACACATGATACAAAAATCTAAAAACTGATCTGTATTCATATCCATCTCTTTCAACATATCGCTATATTCAATTTGTAAACATGTATTGCTTCTAGTATCAATCTTTGATAAGAAAAGAGGAGCGCCATAAGCCAAAACATCTGTATCTTCTGATAATACAGCATCTACCTTACCTTGAATACATAAATCTGCACAAGTTGTTTCGGCCTCTAGCGGTGCGTTAAAGAATGGAACATCGAGAATCGTTAAAATCTTTTTACTCTCTTCGATATCTTGAGGTGTAACAGTAAATAATTGTCGTTTCATCTTTTGAATAAAAAACTCAATCCCTTTGACATTTATTAGTTGTTTATTTCCGAGTGACATTGGTTTAATCCCTCGCTTCTCTTGGAATTCTAACAAGATGTCACTCACTTCACCATCCGTAATATACTTGTCAAGAGCTTCTTCGACCGCTTCAACGCGCTCTCTGAGTTTTTGTCGATTTTCTGATCTGGTCTTTTTCTCTTCGGTCTTCTCTGGCGGATGTCCAGTATCGTAAATAAACACACAATGAATTTCATTTGCTCTTAAACATGATACAAGATTCACAAAAGGTGTATGCCATTTATTATCATCTCTAGCTTTGAATTGGCACAAATACAGAGAAACATCGATGGCAAACTTTTTAAATCGATAATCAGATAAACTAACCTGTTTAAAGATAATACCATAATTGTCCTTTAAAAATTTACTAAGTGATTTAATACCCATTTTTAATATTTTCTTTGATGAAAATAAATATTTCAATTTAAAATGTCGAATCAAATTGAAATCCGAAATTTCGGATTTAGAAAAGTCAATGTAGAGCTTATGAAGATGGAGATAGAACATAAATACTTGAGTATGATTAACGACGAAATTACAGACCTGTCACCAGAAGATATAAGAGATGTATTTGCTGAATTCGTATTAAATGTTGAACAGTTTAAAAAATTATCGGACGATGAGGTAATGGAGTTTTATAAAAAATGGTATAGAGATAGTGTTATAGATTTAAGAAAAAGATTTTCCGATGTTATTTTTCCAGATATAGAAGAATAATTAATTTTAATAAATATGAATCTTGCTCTTGGAAGTAATTTTACAGAACAAGGGCTTGCGATAGCTCTCAATACTTTTAATTTCCCTGAAGACTATTGTTTTTCTCAAAGGCATTTATCTAGAGGGCTCCGTTTTTTATTCGCCCATATACGTAAAACTAAATTTACACCCAGACAATTAGAGGAACGAGCGCTATTCCTATTTAACAGATTTTTAAGAGATAGTTACGTTGAAGGGGTAAGAGAAATGGCAGATATAATAGCTGAATATTGTCCTACACATCGTGAAAATATCCTACAACGTTTAAGAGATATAGATGCTTTAGCAGTAAATAGAATTAACAATAATAGAAACGAAAGAGTAAGAGATGAAACTCTCAGAAATAGACAGAGAAGAATTGATAATAAAGAAAAGACAGTTTATTCTGATTCTCAGAATGTTCATGCCAGCAATATAAACAACAGTGTATGTAAAGCCATAAGCGCTCTTTATAATCAGTTTAAAGAAATCATTGGCGATGACCGTAATAACAAAATCAATATGACGGTAGAGATCCAAAAGTATCTTTCTGAAAAGTATCCACTGAATACTGAACTTATCGAGTCGAGTATCATTTATATAAATGAATCTACTGCAACTTTTACGACTGCACTAATTGGAATGATTGATTGTTTTCTTTCTATTTGGTTGTGGATTATAAATAACGAGCATCATGATGAGCTAGAAAAGCGTTTAATTGAAGAGTTTAAAGAAATGAATGGACAATGTTCTACCGGTCATGTTTCTAGACTAATTAATACTATTCAGGGTTTTACAACAGATCCAAATCTTCAAATTCAAATCAGTGATAAGGATCAATATAGTTCAGTAATAAAAACATTTTTAACTACCAAATTACAAGAGTGTACTGATGAAAAAATTCACGAGGAAATGGTGACAGGAGGGTCTGGTTTTGTAAATTTTATTAAAAAGATAGTTAGTATTCAATTACCTATATGGAAAAAAGAATACGGGGAAGATATCGAATCGCACATTTATTATATTGTAAATGAGTATACTACATTTGAAATATACGATATTAAGACAAGATACAAGATATAAAGAAAAATGTTTTCTCTTTTTTTTTATTTACTATCTTCATCGATTTGTATATTAACTGCTAACTTAATAAAGAGTGACAAGAATAAGATTATAGACATTATTCATTATAATATCCCTCCTTTACACCAAATGAAGTATCTTAGTGATGCTCTTGTCTTGATTTATGTTTCTTATACAATGTTATTTTTAGAAACAGAGCTTCTATCTCAGTTCTTTTTAATAATGGGTACGGTTCAATGTTTTAGAAGTATATGTTCGATAAGTACAGTATTACCTCCTCTTAAAAAATATAACGATAAATATAGATTTGGAGGGATTAATGGAACTGGGACAGAATATATTTTTAGCGGACATGCTTCTTATTGTGCTTTATGTACTATCTATCTTTACGAGAAAGGGATCAACCCTTTTCAGCTTTTACTCTACAATCTTTTTTCACAATCTTCAATTATTATCTCTAGAAACCATTATACAGTGGATGTTGTTCTTGCTTGGATTATTACCCCTCTAGTTTGGAAGAATATTGATTTCTGTATGTCATCTATAGATTGTAAATCTAATATTAAATTTTTATTATAAACTAAATGGGAACGTGTTTTGTTATAGACAGAATGTTAAAAAAACCAAAACCACCAACGCTTGAACAGATTAAACAGCAGTATTATTTTAGTTCTGAAACATTTAAAGAGTTCATGAATCAAATGAACTCCTTTGAAAATAAGATGATTATTGAGTTTATGAGAGAGCTTAATGCTAATAAAATTTAAATACTTTTACTGTTAAGTATTTAAATTAACCGTGTTTAGCCAGAATGTTTTGCAACTCGCGAGCAGATGCGAATGCTGGTGTAGGGAGTCCTTTACTTATCAGTGTTTCTCTAATCTTATCAATATCAGGGGTGTGATAGTGAAAAAATTGAAGTAGAATAATAATAGTCAGTATAAAGATTATTATAGTCTTTAGCATATTTTATATTAAGGTTTTATATTTAGGAAAATATAAAACAATCCAGACACCCGGAATCGAACCAGGAACCTACGGAGTATTATTAACTCTTACATTTACAATCCGACGCTCTACCGATTGAGCTATGTCTGGTTAATATTAACTCTTATATCTTTAAATAATTAATAAGTTAAATATGTAATTGTAATTATACCAGCTTCTAAACTAGAAACTGATCCTGCGAAAAAATTTAATAAACTAAATGTATCACCTGCCGAAAAATAGTAATCAAAAGTAAAATTAAAATATTGTTCGTTGCTATTTCAAAATGGGTTAGAGTCTCAGTACGATAATAACATATAAAAACGAGATTGTTAATAGTTTTTATATTTGACGTCAAATATAAAACCAAAACACATGCTTAATTTGTTTTGAAGCGATTTATTTGTGAATACATAACTAATTACAAGTTACAAGACAAGATAGGGAACGTGATTCATAATGGCTGTCTCTCTTCTTTGGATTTCTGCGATTCCAGCCATTATTCTCTGAACATCAATTTGTCTAACAATGACTGGAGGACGAACTGGGATTTCCTCTTGAGCTTCCTCTTGAGCTTCCTCGACTGGGTGACCGTTGTTGTCTACAACGGTGTAGAACACATACACATAGCGGGCAGTACCATCCATGTAACTGTAGCGATCTTCGTACATTTGCTGTTGGATTGGTGTGCTGTAAATGGTCGACAGCAAAAAGTGATTTGCAGAGTGTCTCTCAATCGTGAATTTCCATTCAGATTGATAAACCATATCATAGTGAGTGTAGATGGTGATTGCGACCATGGAAAGAATAAAAATTAGATTGTTTGTATTTTAATATTAATGAAGTGATTTTTCACTGCGAGTTTAATATTAAAATCAATTTTATTTTGATGAAGAGCGAACGCTTTTTGATAAGTATTTTTATAATCTGTCATATCTAACATTTCTAGACATTGTATGCGCCATACTTTCGTATATATCTATGAAACAATCAAACCATCTTGTATTCTTTTTTACTGCGTGTCTTTCTTCTTCATTTAAATCTAAATATTTAATCATTCGTTTAGCATGTCCCTTAATAACTTCAACATCACATAAGAATGAACCTTCTGGTTTTTCAAGGGGCATTAGTCTTCTCACATTCTCAACTGCTCCATGTAATTGGGATACACCTAATTGACTTCCAATTTTCATTTCTACATCATTTTCAATATAAAAATGTTTTAATTTACTACAAGTAAGCATAACTGCTGATATACCAGTAATCCAAATTCCTTGAGGTAATTTATAAACACGGTTTTTTCTGGACATTGTATTTTCCCATTCACCATCTTCCTTTTTCTTTGCCCATTCAGTAACTGGAGATGCTAATAAAAATGTTTGAATCAAGTTTTCTCTTTTATAACACTGTCCTTTCTTTTTACCAATATCATTAATGCTATTATAAATAATAACGATATCATCATCGCTTGTAAATTCATCAAGTGATACAATATCTTCATTTGATGAACAGCTGTTTAATATATTATCATCTAATTTATAGTCTTCGATTTTTGAATTACGTTTAATTCGTAAATTAATATTTTTTATTCTCTCTCTTTCTCTCATTTCGTTTAGTCTATGTTGTCCCATTCCTATATAATTACCAAAAGGATTATAATACATTTATTGTATTGTAAGAAAAAATTAAAAATCAATAATAAATGTTGTGTCATCTATAGTATAAGTATAAGATTCGTTATCATAGAAAGCCCATATATACGGTGTCAAAGAATGATTGCTATTATGAGCCGAAGCATAAATTCGGTGTTCAGGTTCACCTGTATCTTTAGAAGCACTAACAATTGAAGGATATTTTTTAATAATTTCAAGTGTTCCCTTATCTAAACTTAAAACTGATCGAACCTTTTTATTTAAACCAGTTGTATAAGCATGTATCATATTATCTTTATTTGTAGACCATTCAAGGTTATCAGCTCTATTATCACATTTATCTCCGTTAATATGGTTAACTTGAAGCCCTTTATAATCTTCTAAACAGTTTTTTCCTTCTATAGAGTGAAAAGCATAACATATAAGTCGATGAACCTTATATGTCTTAAGACCAACTTTTTTATCTTTAGTACATAAGTGTTTGTATCCCTCGGATGTTGAAAAAGTTAAAAATCTTTGACCGTTCCATATTTCACCATTTGCATATATAAAATGTTTTGGTAATTCTGTAACGACTTTATATTCTATGTTTTTGAATTTATCTATATTCCATTCCATTTTTTCTTGGAAAGCATTGCTTTTTCTCGCTCTGCTACCGTAAATACCTCCAATGTGACACTTTAACATAACCTTTAAATTGTCTACTTTATTATTTGAACTATTTCCATCTAAGTGCGCAACTGCATATACATTATTGGTTAGTTTCTCGTAATCTTTTATTTTAAAGGCTTCGGCAACTAATCTTGATGCATATTGCTGTTTACCTCCAATATAATATCTAAATTTAATAGGACATAGTGTTAATTTATCACCTTTCACATTTAGAGCATTACCTAAAGAAGATATCCACCCTCCTACTGTAGGTTTCCAAACTTCGTCTTCTGTGTCTTGAGGTTTGAATTTCTCTTCGTCGGGAAGTTCGGTTAGGGCTATGTTATTACATCTTCTACAATTTCTTCTAATAACATCTTTAAACACACGACAGAAAGTTTCTCCACATTTACATACATAAGTAATCTTTTCCTGTTTAAATTCTGGAATAGGCGGAACTATCTTATATCCTTTTTCTTCCATTTTAGTTTTAATTATTATTTGGGTAGTTGACAACATAATTTGTTTTAAACTGTAAAACAAATTAAAATAATCAATTTTATATGAACTTTTAAACACGTTGAATATTTGTTTTTTAACGGCGCAAACCTTTTCCCGTTTTCTACAAGACAGGAAATCCTAAGGCACCACCGCTGATACGAATAATGTTGTTGTTCACAACAGTAGTAACAAAGCGGAATGTTTGAGGGAAATCGTTACCAGAAGCAGCGTTACCATCACCATTAGCAGCAACGACAGCAGCGGCAGAGGCCACTGGAGCAATACTGACGTTGGTAAGTTTACCGTAGTTAGTAGAACCCTTAGGATCTAAGCAGATAAAATCAAGAGAGTAGGAGTACATATGATAACCGGTCTCGAGGGGGATGACTGGGGCATGGTACCAAGGTTGGACCAGCGAGAAGTAGTCAGAGCCCATGTTGGAGAGACGAGCAGTGTTTTCATAAGTGAGAGAGGTGTTAGAAATAGGGTCAAGAGCGCCACAAGGAGCAAAGTTGACGACAGCACCATAATCACCGCAAGGAGCACCGGTAGGACCAGTAGGACCGGTGGCGGGGAGAGGGGTAGCGGTGGTGTAGTTAGACCATTGAGGAGCGACGGTAGTGTTACGGCATGCAAAGAAGAGCACTTTGATAGCATGGGAGAAGCGGAGATCGTAAGAGGGTGAAGGGTTAGTGACAGGGTTGAAGGATTGGAGAGGAGCTGTTTGAACTTGTTCAATAAGAATGTTACGAGGAGCGCAAGCCATACGTTTACGTTCATCGTTAGACACGATAGCGTAGTTAGCCCAAGTTTGGCAGAGAGTGAGCTGAGGAACGGCGGTAAGTTGGTTGGCTTCAACAGGGCCGGAAGGATTGTTACCAGTACCAACAGCGGCAAGGTTATCGAGAATGAGAAGTTCTCTCCAACCACGGAAAGTGTAGGTAATTCTCATTTCGTTATAAGGGAGAGCCGCGGTAGGGAGGGCAACACCGCTATCGCGAGAGTAGAAGAAAGGAAGAGGAAGGTTGAGGGTGGCAGCAGGGAGGTTGTAACCAAAAGCGTGAGGAGCTGTCAAATCATCAAAGTCACCAATCATGTTCTTGTAGCCGTTTTGTTTACCAGCAGGGGTAGTGAAGGCAGCCCAGAAATCGAGATGGTAGTTATCAAAACGAGCAGCAGACAAGTCGTTAAAGGTAATGCAGCACTCAGCGATAAGGTTGTGCATGAGGTTACGAGTCCAACGGAGACGAAGGGACGAGCTTTGTTGTTCTGCGAGACCAACAGAGGGGGTAGTAACACGAAGCCAAGTGGCGAGGAGATAATCACCAGCACGAGAAATGTTTACGGAGTGATCGTTACCGAAGTCACCGTTACCAGTAGCACGAGAAAGGACCACAGGGACGAGGGTGAACCAGGTAGCCTTGCGGGTTTCACGGACGAAGTAAGCAGTAGCGGAGGGACCACCATAAAGATACTTTTCTAATTCATCATAAGTGGCGAGATCAACGAAGCCAGATGTAATATTCGAAGTGCAAACAGTTGCGGAAGACATTTTTATAAAAGGAAAGAAAATTTTTTTAAATTATTTTTAACAATATTTACTTGAACTATTTTAAGAAAACTGCGTTCTTGGAAAATGAACGACATTGACATTTTATCGGTCGACGCGCAAATCCAGCAATTGTTTGAAAGCGAATATAAAAAACTCGACCAGTACAATGATAGGTTAAAGGAACTAGAGGAAACGCTAAATGGAGTTATTAATCATAGAACGCGTATAGAATTAGAAAAAAATATAAATAGTCTAAAAGAAAAGATTAGAGAGACAGAGAGCAATGAACGATTAAATTTTTATCTTTTTGAAACAATACAAATATTAGATTCATATAGAAAACTATTAAAAGTCCCTATCAAGATCCAATTTTGCGGTAAAAAGAGGGATGTTAACGAAAGTGAAAAACATAAACATGAACTAATATCTAATTACATTCAAATAGCCAGCAAGTATTACCAAATTAATATTAAACAAACAGAAAAAAAGTTTAATATTCGTTGCGAATCGTGTTCAAATACTACAAACTTTTCAATAGAAGAGAATATGTATATATGTATGGAATGCGGTGTACAACAAGAGATTATTCAACATACTGCGTCGTACAAAGATACAGATCGAGTAAATATAACAAGTAAATATACATATGATCCGAAAGTACATTTTAGAGATAGTATAAATCAGTATCAAGGAAAACAAAATTGTACAGTTGAACCAGAGGTTTATGTAAAGCTTGAGGATATTCTAGATCGTCACCATTTACTAGTTGGTGATAAGAATACAAAGAAACGAATTAGATTTTCAAAAATTACAAAAGAACACATTCTAATGTTCTTAAAGGAGCTAGAATTTACAAAACATTATGAAAATGTTACGCTTATTCACTATAATATGACCGGAAAGAAACCTGACGATATATCTTATTTAGAGGATAAATTGTTAGCCGATTTTGACCTTTTAGGTGAAACATATGAACGATTATTTAAAAATAGCACGGACAAAGTAAAATCGACCCATTATATTCTATATCAACTCTTACAGCGTCATAAACATCCTTGTAAGAGAGAAGATTTTGCTATATTAAAGACCATTGAAAGAAAGACATTTTATGATAATATATGTAAACAGCTATTTGATACGCTCGGATGGAATTTCACACCGTTATATTAAATTATACAGGGTATAATTTAATAATTACAAACAAGCATTACCGTGCTTGCAATAATATTTATTTAAACCAGCCACTTCAAAAATAAGATGGAGTAAAGCACCAGTTAAAAAGAATGATAGGGCTATTTGAGGCCAGAAAGAGTATTCTTTAAGCGAGAAATCTTTTTTAGATACATACATTAAGGCCGTGGAGATAATTATACCTACTATAGCAGCAGCAATACCGACATAAAGTACTTCCATTATGAATTTTGATAACATTTATATAATCTGAAATATAATAAATAATGGTCAGTTTTATGCCAAATACACAAAGTTATCTTTATAATCATATGTCGTTCTTTAATGGAAGACCAGAACAACCCGAACTCTGTATAAATAAAGATACTATAGCAGATTATGTGTACAATAACAGTGGTGATTTTCTCGAACTTGTAAATAAGGCAGGCGCTCTTACTCTTTTAAATACTCAACAATCACGTTTAACCCTGTTTATACCAGAAAAGATAGATATGGATATTCGTAATATGGATGCTGGCGAGGCCAAACAAATTGTTAATTGCGCAATTATTCCTCGATTTGTAGATAGTAATATTTTAAAATCCACACCTGCTTCTTACTTTAATACAAGGAATCCTGCAATGAGAATGTTTGTAGTGAATAGAGAAGATGATATTACTCTAAATTGTGAAGCAAATATCGTTAAACCCGATATTATGTGTAAAAACGGAATAGTCCATATTATAGATAAACTCCTAACTCCTAACAGTAAGCATTTTGTTAACTAGAAATTATAATTTATAAAAAATAAATTACAATTTACGATTGTATAGCTATATTGGCATTTGTATAAGAATAATCATAATAAGGACTGCCACTGGTGATATCCAAAATTTCATTCTCTAAAATAGTTTGATTATCAGGGACAGGAAATGAACCAATAAGTGGATTACTACCTAAACCAAAACCTTGGTTTATAAACATATCATTTCCAGCTCCATACCAAGTTATACCATCATAAGAATAAACAATGGTGTTGGTTAGTAATGTAGATGGTGCTAAAAATCCGGTAGCTACCCATTTACGACCTGTCCAGCAAACTCCGTAACAAGCATCTATAATAGAAGTACCTAGACCAGTCCAATTAATACCATCATAAGAATAGGCAAGGGTGTTTAAACCATTACCACCGGCAACCCACATTCTGCCATTCCAAGCTACACAAAAACCATTTCCTGTAAATATAGAAGAACCTAGACCAGTCCAATTAATACCATCATAAGAATAAGCAAGGGTATTAGTTCCAGAACCGGCTGCTATCAACATTTTTGAATTTGTGGCAATACCATTACCAGAAGTACTAAAAATAGATAAACTTGTAATTCCTGTCCAATCTCTGCTATTTTGAGAATAAGCAATTGAATGTTTACCACTTCCAACGGCTACCCATAACTTTCCGTTCCAAGTTACATCGTTTGCAACTGTATTAAAAGTAATCTTGCCTAGACCATTCCACCCAATACCATCATTTGATATAGCAATTGTATCAGTCTCGCCAGTTCCTGTAGCTACCCAAGAACTGCCATTCCAAAAAGCAGATGTACCATATGAACTGAAGATAAGGTTGCCAGCTCCAGTCCAATTTAAACCATCATAAGAATAAGCAATACTATTTGTCCCAGAACCTACAGCTACCCATAAATTACCATTCCATGTAGCATCTCTTCCATAAGATGTAAATACGCTATTACCTAAACCTCTCCATCTTATACCATCTGGAGAGTAAGCAAGCGTGTTAGGACCTGCTCCGGTGGCGATAACAGGTTGTATAATATTTACAAATCCTAATTTTTTGTTCCAGCCTAATGCATGACCAATAACAGAAAATACAGTAACACCTGTATTTCTCCATTCCACGCCATTGGGAGATGTAAGGATTTTTTGAGAGCCACTTCCAGTTGCTATCCACATATCACCATTCCATAACACACTTTTAGCAATATTTAAATTGGTAACATTGTTTGTGCCATAATTCCAGTTTATACCATCATAAGAATACCAAAGTGAATAAGTTCCAGCTCCTCCAGCGACCCATACACCTTGACTCCAATATATACTACTACCATATAATGTCAAATATGTTTTTCCAACACCAGTCCAAATTTTACCATTTCTTGAATAAGCTAGAGTATTCGAAACACCATTACCAGCAGCAACCCACATTTCACCATTATTATAAATAGAATTACAAGAGGATGAAAAGACAGAATTTCCTAGACCAATCCATTTCAATCCATCATTTGAATAGGCTATAGTATTTACACCACTTCCACCAGCTACCCATAATCCATTAAGATAAGATAGCGTTAAAGTGCCGCTGTTGTCAAAAATGATTGAGCCTAAACCAATCCATGAAATACCGTCATAAGAATAGGCAAGGGTGTTTGTACCTAACCCGCCAGCTAACCACATTTTTGTATCTTTCTCCCAAATGACAACATTGCCATTAATAGAAAAGGTAGCTTTTCCTAAACCAGTCCAATTAATACCATCATAAGAATAGGCAAGGGTGTTTACGGAACCAGTACCGGTAGCAACCCACATTCTACCATTCCAATCAAGGCTGGTACATTTAGTATCAAAAATTGAAGCACCCAAACCAGTCCAACTTAAACCGCTGTCGTATGAGTATGCAAGGGTGTTAATACCTTGACCACCTGCAACTGTTAAATTAGTTGGGAAAGTTACAGTATTCTCTCTAAGATAATTAAAACCTACACTGTTAACACAGCACGATAACCCGAATGTACCTAGACCTGTCCAGTTGATACCATCATAAGAATATGCAAGAGCGTTTGTACCTCCACCGCCAGCAACCCACATTCTACCATTCCAAGTTACAGTTTTACAAGCAGTAGAGAAAATAGAAGAACCTAAACCAACCCAATTAATACCATCATAAGAATAGGCAAGGGTGTTTGTGCCATCACCTCCGGCAACAAAAAGTTCTCCATTCCATGCTACCGAATAACAAACAGACGAGAAAATAGTTGAACCTAAACCAGTCCAATTAATACCATCATAAGAATAGGCAAGAGTATTCGGATATGTTATACTTTGTTCGCCTGAGGCAACCCACATTCTACCATTCCAACACACATTTCTAACATTTCTAAATATAGTGTTATCAGCCAATATCCAAGTAAAACCATCATAAGAGTATGCAATTCTGCCGTCAACACCAGAAGTGCTAGAGCCTCCAGCAACCCACATTCTACCATTCCATTCAAGTGTAAAAATGTTTCCACTTGGATCGAAAACAGTCGAAACAGATGGATTTGTGTTGACAATCCAATTAATACCATCATATGAATATAACAAACGAACATTTCCCGAACCTCCATTATATCCACCCATTAACCACATTTTTCCATTCCAACCAAGACCGAAACATTGGAAAATAGTACTACCTATATCTATATCAGTCCAATCATGTCCATTGTAAGAATATTGAAAAGTATTAGCTCCATTTCCAGCCATAACCCATATTTCACCATTCCATACTACTCTATTATTTCCTGAACCTTTAGTCTCTTCGCCTTCTACAAACCAATCAATGCCGTTTGTGGAGGTCAAGATTAGATTTGGAAAATCAGACGCAGCAATCCATTGATTGGGAATCGTTTTACCAAAAGTATACGTTTGACTGTTTTTAGTATAGTTATCTAAAGTTCCGGTAACTTCAGATGTTTTAATATATGTTTTGTTTTTATAGAGAACACAATCCTTTTTTAGTGTTTTCTCAACCGTAGGTTGATTTATATTATTAACAGGAGGTTGAATGTTTGGGGTTCTAATCAGTGCCTGCACTGTTCTTTTAATATATGTCTGTAAACACGGAACATTTCCATAATTAAACTGTGTCAGATAAAATTGAGACATTGTTTATATTAATTAATAAATTTAAAACCAAGACTAATTTTTCATAAAATGTCAACAAACTCTTCAACATTTGACAATAAACAGCTAATACATATAGCTTCTGAAGTTTTTGTATTATTCGGTATAACTTACTATTTCTCTTCAAAAAATAAACAGCTTTTAGGATACATTGAAGAGTTACATCATCGTATCGATGAAAAAGATGAGCGTTATGAAAAATTAGAAAAAACTGTAGGCCAGCTTTCTCAAAAGGTAAATCTCTTGTTAGGAGCTGTAAAGAATACCCCTAAACAATCCAGAGAACAAAACGCGCCTTTGTCTAATTTACGTTCTTCTGAAGAACGTAAAAACAAAGAAATTAAGAGAGAAAATTCTCGTGACAGTCGTCGTGAACGTAGTGAAGAAGATACTGAAGTCTCGTTATCTAAAGAAAATGAACAAACTCCTATTGAATTTGTAAATCCGAGACGTGTAACAAGTTTAACTGATATAAAAGAGGAAGAATACGAAGATATCGAACAAGACAATGAACGTGAAAATAAACCGATTATTCAGAATGATGACGACGAAACAAATGATAGCGATTTAGATAATGAGATTAGAGAAGAACTAAATGCTCTCGTGGAAGACGATACTGTTTTAAAAAAAGACGAATAATAACAAATAAGGAATGTCCTATTCAAATATTATCAAACGCAGCCTTGTCGAAAACGAACACGTTCCCATTAAACAAGATAATGAAGATGTTCAATCAGTTATTTACCCAGAACGGAATCACAGAGTTAACGATTATCATAGATGGGAATATGCCTACTATCCCTATATAAAACGCTTATACGAAGAGTTGTGTGAAGAGACGGATGTTTTTAAAGACATAGCTAGCTTATCAAAACTCTTGTATAATACATCGACAGGAGAAATCTCATCATACCTAAGAGATATGACAGATGAAGAGTATGATGATTATCTAAAAAATAGAGCTCTGTAATAAAAATGAGTGACGATATAGTAGTAGAATATTTTTCAGAATGTGATGACTATGAAGATGAAAATGGTGACCCCGAAATCGTAAAAATACAAACAGATACATTTAAAGATATAGATGAATCACATTTTATTTACAATCACATTAAACATTATGTTGACATGTTAGGTTTACCTATATGTCAAAGCTTATCTCCGCTATCCATTTTAAATAAATAAATAATTAATTGTATATTAAAATTTAATATACAATCCTTTATTATTTGAAAAGACACCTTCTAATTTGTTCTGTTAACTGTTGTAATTCTCTTGCAGACAAGTCTGGAATTTGAGACTGTCCTCTTAATAGTTTTACAATATCATCTTGTCTTATAACAGGAGTAGGGACGGACATGCTACTAGGTCTGATTATAATCTCAGATGTTTCTTCTTCTTTAGTTTCTTCTTTAGTTTCTTCTTTAGTTTCTTCTTTAGTTTCTTCTTTAGTT